TCGCGACCTCGGCAGCGTCTCTGGCACCGACACACTCGGGCCGGGCTAACCCTGCAAGGGAACGGGGGCCACGCCGCATGATGCGGATATGGCCCTCCGCTCCCCCGAAGCCGCGATTCGTTCCGCCCTGGTCGCCGACGCCGACGTGGCGAATCTGTTGGGCACCCGGATCTTCCCGGTGATCGCCCCCGCCTCCGCGGCGGTGCCGTTTGCCACCTACCGCCGCAGTGCCGTACAGCGTTCCCAGAGTCTTTCCGGCCCGACGGGCGTGACCACCGTGATCCTCGCCCTCGACCTCTACGCGGAGAGTTACGAGGCAGTAAGGGAGCTCGCCGACAAGTGCCGGCTGGCGCTGGACGGGTACGGGGGCACGTCGCCAGAATCGGTAATAGTGGAGAACACGTCGCTCGACAACGAAGCAGACGGGTTCGCCCAACTCGCCGGCGGCGAGGCACCACCGCTTTACTCGGTTTCCCAAACGTATTCGATCCTCTGGCAGGAGCAATAAAAAATGTCGACCACCCCGCACAGCGGAACCGGAACCGTCATTCGACTCGGCAACGTGGTCTACTCGGCGACGAACATCGTCATTTCGAACACCGACCCCCAGGCTGACGCCGAGAAGATCGACATCAGCCACCTCGGGCTCTCGGCCGGCAACGCTATCGCCACGATCGACCGACCGCTCCAGGGCTCGGCGAGCGACACTGGCCGCACGGTGCAATTCGACTACCTCGGCAACGTGGTGATCGCCGACGCTTCTACCGGCACGTGCACGATCACGGTGGGCGGTTCGGCGGTCGGCTCGTTCTCGGCCCTTGCCTACACGGTGAACGCCTCGACGCTGACGCTCGCCCTGAACGACGCGATCCGTGGTCAAGCCACCCTGCGGGTCGCCCGCGTCTAGTTGCCGTGGCGGAGGCCCGTCATGGCAACTTATTGCACGGGCGTTAGCGCAATCTGGAACAGCGTCACTCTCGGTGAAGTCACCGAGATCGACGCCACCATCGGCGGCAGCCTCCCGCTCGGGCGCGATTCGACGTTTGCAGTTGACGCAGGCGTTATTTCTATCAAGTGCCTAGCCACCGCGGGCATCGGCATTACGAATTGTGGGATTCAGAGCACGCTCGAGTTGTCTGGCGGCGGGCTCACGCTGACCCACAAGGCGATCTGCCAGACGCTCACGTTGACGGGTCGGGTGAACGACATCGCCCGGTACGGCGCAACTTTCAAACTCGTGAGGCAATAGATGGCACTCTCGGCTGAACAGATTCTCGCGGCGGATGACCTTGGGCTGAAAGAGGTCAAGGTCAAGGAATGGAACGGCAGCGTGTTCATTCGCGTGATGAGCGTGGCGGAACGCGACGCCTACGAGCGGATGTGGATCGGCAAGAAAGATTCCGGCGTGGCGAACTTCCGCACCGAGTACCTCGTGCGGCTCCTGTGCGACGAGAAGGGTGAACTCCTCTTCACGAAGGAGCAGATTGAGAAGCTCGGGCAAAAGTCTGGCGCGGTGATGGCTCGCCTGTTCGACGCGGCGATCCGCCACAACGCAATGTCGGAGGCGGATGTCGAAGAGTTGGGAAAAGGCTAAACGTCTCGCCAGTTCGCCGGTTCATGTTCCGGCTGGCGGGACACTTAAAGATGACGGTTGGCGAGTTGTCTCGCCGGATGGATTCACAAGAACTCGCGGAGTGGATGGCCTATACGCGGTACTACGAAGCGATCGGAAACCCGTGGGCAGAGACGGGCTTGATCGTGTCGGCGTTACTCGCGCCGCACGCGCCGAAAGGGAAAGCCCCGAAGCCTTCAGACTTCATTCCGATCGAGCCGGCACCGCAGCATGAGGTTCAAGCCCGCGACGTCCTCATGGACTTGATGCAGCAACTCGGAGCGGAGTGAGATGGCGACGATCCTCGGGCTGGCGCTAAAGATCAACGCGGACGCGAGCGGCGTCCCGCGCCAGCTCACGACCGTCGAGAAGGCGCTGCAGTCGCTCGACGTGGAGGCGGCGAAAGTCACGAAGGTATTCGAGACGTTCGCTCGCGCCAGCGGTGCCGCGGCTGATGTGCAGCAGCGTTTTGAGTCAGAGATCAAGGCTCTTACCGACGCTCTCAAGGCGGGCGACATCAACGGTCAGCAATTCGCCGAAGGCTTTGCCGCGATCAAGCGAGAAGCCGCCGACACCTCCGCTGCGTTCTCGGAAGGTGCAAGGATCATTGAGAAGTACCGCACTGACTCCGACAGGCTTGCCGAAGCCACGACGCGGCTTGATCGTCTGCTTGAACTCGGTGCGATCACCCAGCGGGAATACAACGCCGAACTACTCGATGCTAGCGGCATCAACGCACAGATCGCCAAGGCTGAACGCGACCGCGCCGACATTTCTGCCCGTGCCGCCCGCGTTGTGGAAGCGAACCTCACGGCAGCTCAGCGAGCACAGAACACGTACAACGCGGAACTACAGGAGTACCAGACGCTCCTTCGTACCGGCGCGATCTCGCAAGATGATTTCAATAAGGCGGTAGATCGCAGTGCCCAATCCTTTGCCAAGGCGACGATCGAGGCAGGCAAGACCGGCACCGCGATCGACAGCGCCGGCAAGGGCAGCACGCTCCAGTTCAACGAACTTTCGGGCATCCTGTCGGCCCTGCCCGGCCCGCTAGGCAACGTAGCCGGGCGGTTCTCGGGTCTCGCCAGTGCCGGCGAGGGGCTGTCTCGCGTGTTCTCTGGCGGTCTGTCGGCTGGCATCTCGGGTATCGGCTCCAGCGTGGCAGCGCTCGTCAATCCGTTCACGCTGGCGGTGGGCAGCGTGGGAGCGTTTGGGGCTGCGGCCCTTGCCGTCACTCGCGGGCTCACGGCCCTAGATGATCGTGTCGAGAACCTGGGCAACATTGCCGACAAGCTCGGCGTCTCGTTTGAATTCATTCAGACGCTTGAAGAAGCGGCGAACCGCAGCGGCACAAGCATCGACGCAGTAAGTGCCGCGTTCGGTCGGCTTCAGAAGAGCGTGCTCGGAGTTGATGAGGAGAGCAAGGCCGCGCAGAAAGCGCTTTCAGAAATTGGCGTCACCGCGGAGGAACTGGCACAACTCTCACCAGAAGATCAGTACCAGCGAATCGGAACGGCTCTCGCTGGCATTGAAGACCCAGCACGGCGAACGGCCACGGCGACGGCACTGTTCGGCAAGGCCGGCGCAGACCTCATTCCGTTCTTTAACAATCTCCCCGGAGCAACAGCCGACATTGAGCGGTTCGGCCGTTCTCTCACCGCCCTCGACCGTCGTCGCATCGACGAGTTTGGCGCTGGCCTCGACGCGCTCCGCCTTGCCACCCAAGGGCTCGGGCAAACTCTGCTCCTTCCGTTCGCCGGTCTTGGCGAAGGGGTGGCGACAGCGTTTGCTGAGATCACGGCGGGCATCACGGCGATCATCGACCCGATCGGTCAAATCCTCGAACCCGTGCTGACGCAGATCGGGCGAGTGATTCAACTTATCGGAACAGGGCTTGGCAACCTTGGCCGCATCATCGGTGCCGTATTCGAGCCGTTTGCGACGGTTGTGCAAACTGTGTCGCAAGCCCTAGAGCCGCTGTACGAAGGGCTCTTCGGATTCTTGGCAGGATTCAGCGACGCCTCCGTTCAAGTTACGGAGTTCCTTGTTTCGTTCACGCCGATCGGTGCAATCGCAGCGAATGCCGCCGCACTTGGCGACACGTTGAGCCGAGTGGTGACGATCGTCACGACGGCGTTTTCTCGCATCGGAGAAGTGATCGGCAACACGCTCGGACAGGCAGTCGAGTGGGTGTCGCGTGGCGTGTCTGCGTTCGTTGAGTTCACCGGGCTCGGCCCGACGCTTGAAGCAATCGGCAGCACGATCAGCAGTGTGTTCGGTGCCGTGTCGTCTGTGTTTCAGACGATCGCCAGTGCCATCGGCGGTACGGTCGGGCGGTTGCTCACGATTGCCGAGAACTTCCTGGGCATTGAGCGATCCGCCGAGGCTGCATCTACTGGCGTCGATCAAGTGACCAACTCGACTGCCCAACTCACCGAAGAACAAAAACGCGCCGCCGGCGAAGTGCAGAAGGCGGTCGAGAATAGTTCCGGCGTTCTCGACACCGCGATCCAGAAGGCGGGCGAGTTCGGGCAAGCCGGCTTCGACGCTGCGTTCCAGTTCCAAGAGGCGCTCGCCGACCTCAAGGAACAGGCCGACGCGAACGAACTAAACGCCGAGCAGTACAGCCGCGGCGTTGCGCTTGCGACGGCTGAGTTTGACAAGCAGGTTGACCGCCTGAAGCAGATTCAAGACGAGACCCGCAAGGCAGCCGAAGAGGCACAGAAGCGAGTCGATGCCGACCGCCAGATTGTCGATTCCCTGCTTGAACAGGCTCGCGTCAATGAGCAGTTCGGGGGCGATACTTCCCGGGCTCGTGCCGCCGATGCCGTGCTTGCTGCGGAGCGTGAGATCGCTCGCATCAAGGAGTCGGTGGCTACGGCTCGCGACAGCGGCGACACCCAAGCGGTGGCGGCCGGCGAGGAGCGGATTCGGCAACTGCAAGAAATCCAGAACCAGCAGGCAGCAATCGCCGACGGTTCCGCCAGGGCAGCCGCCGACGAAGCCAAGCGAGTTGAAGACCAGAAGAAGCGAGTGGATGAACTGATCGGAGCCAGCGACACGCGGAGCGAACTGGAACAGCAACTCATCGACGTGCAGGAGCAGCAGAAGCTCACGCTCGATCAACTCATTATCGCTCGCCAGACGTTTAATAGAGAGCAGGCCGACGCCGCCGCGGGCCGCCTCGCCCAACTCGACCAACTGCAAGCCAAGCTCGAGGATCAACAGCAGGCGGTGGAGCAAGGATTCGGCGAGGGCTTTGCCCAGGCGTTTCAAGAAACTGACCGCGGCATCGACGCGTTGATCGTCAAGGCGCAGGAGTTCGGCAACGTCGGGGCGTTGGCCGCCGAGGCTCTAGAGGCTGGCATCGCCCAAGCCCAAGCCCAGGCCCGCGACGGTATCCTCACGCAAGAGACCTACGAACGTGAAGTCGCCCAGCAACGCGATATCTTCCAGCAGCGACTAGACGCTGCCAACCGCGTCGAGGAGTTCCTGCGAAACGGCGTTGACGCCCGGCAGCAAGCCGAACTCAAAGCCACCGAGGAACTGGAGAAGCGGAAGAAGGAAGCCGCGACCAACGTCCAGGCGATCGAAGCGAAACTGATTGAGGAGCGAAAGAAGTTAGAAGAGGCCCGCGAGAAGGGCGACCTCCGCGGGGCTCGCGCGGGTGCGGCACGAGTCCGAGAACTGGAGCGCGTGCAGCAGCAGGAGAAGCAACTCGCCGAAGGTCGCTTGCGGCAGCAAGATCAGATCGGCCAGCAGTTCCTTACTGGCCTGAACTCGGCCCAGCAATTTCAAAGTCTCGTCACGCAGTCGAACGACAACTTCCTGAAGTCGTTCAACAACACGTTCGCGGGTGCGAACCAAGCCCTCGCCGCCAACGCCGCAGCAGCAGCAGAGCAGGCGGCGAAGTTGGAGCGTCTCCTCACGCCGACGAACCAACTCGCGAACACCGCGGACATTCGCACGACGGAAGGGCAGCAACTCTTGCTCGACGTGGCGGCGACCGGCGTCGATCCGGCGCTCGTCGAGGCGCGGCTCCAGACAAAGCAACTGAACCTTATCGCGCAGGGCATATCGGCGGCTGCGTCGAACTACTTCAACACGCCCGTCGCCATCGTAGGCGGTGCCCGCCTCGGAGGGTTCTAGCTAATGCCAGGAACGATCGCCGCTGTAAAAGAGCTTGCGCGCAGCTTTGAAAACGAGATCGGCAGAACCGGCGCAAAAGCTGTTCGCCGATTTGTGCTGATGCTCTCGGATGACACCCTGACGAACGGCGGGCCTCCGCCGTACACCGACATTGCGAATGCGCTTTTTGGATCGGCAACTCCGGGGTGGAACTATGTGCATCCAGTACATACCGCCCTCAAGTTGCGAAAAATAATCATCAACGAACGATTCGAAGACAATCCATATGCGATTGAGGTTGTCACCGAATGGGGTCTTGTCACCGATGACGAACTCCTCACGCCCACGGCCCGCGCGTCGCAGTGGGCTTTTGAATCGCAGCCAGGGCAGATTCCGGCCCTCTGGTACTACGACGGTTTTCTGCGCCCGCTGACAAATAGTGCAGGCGATTTCTTCCCGGGGCTCGTCACCGATGAGTCGCTGGTGCGAATCAAGGTGCAACGTAACTTCACGAGCGTTCCGTACAACTGGCTTGCCTTGCAAAATCACGTCAACTCGGCCACGTACCTCGGGTGTGGCCCGAACACGATCAAGGTGGTGGCGGTTGACGTTGTTCGCAACGCCGAGGAGTGGAATAACTCTTACCAAGAATACTACACAGCGACCGCTTCGATGCTGTATCGCCAATCCTCGCACCTTCTGTATCTGCCAGACGTGGGGTTCAACTTCATCGACGGCGGGCAGAAGCGACGCGGCATGGTATTCGACGCGCAGAATGGCGAGTGGGTGCCGTCCGCAAACCCAATCGCACTCAACGGATTCGGCGCTCAGGTTCCGGCCGGACAGCCGGCAATCCTTCCGCGTCGCGTCAACCCGCAGGCGAACCTTGAAGCCGTCTTCGGAACGCCATGAGCACCGACCCGACACAGTTTACGCGGGAGAGCGCAAGGCGAATCGCCAGCGTCGTGCGGTCTGCGGAGCTGACGCCGCTCGCTGCGAGCCCGCTCAACTTTGATCGGGTGGATTTTTCAAAAGCGCGGCTGTTTCGCACGGGCACTTTTGCAGGCCCGTGGCCGATCGGCACCGAGAACACCGTCACGCTCG